TCACGATCCAGCCAAGTGGGCTTGCGCCCGAGGCCGACTGGACGCAGTTCCTCCCCGATGACTACTACGACAACCTAGCCCAAGGTAAGACCGAGGACTGGATAGACGTGTACATCAACGCGCAGTTCGGGCGTTCGCTGTCAGGTCAGCCTGTGTTCCGTTCGTTCGACCGGTCCGTACACGTAGCGAAAAACCCAATAAAACCAATGTTTTCAGACGATCCTCTCATCATTGGCGTCGACGCTGGCCTTACCCCCGCGGCGGTGATCGGGCAGGTAGCCTATGACGGGCGCTTAGTTGTGTACGACGCGAAAATCTCTGACGGTATGGGAGCGCTGCGGTTCCTACGCGAAGTAGTTAAGCCGCTCCTCGCCAACAAATTTCCGGGCAGACGCTCGGTAGTAATAATCGACCCAGCGGCGTTTCAGAGAGCGCAGACGGACGAGAGAACCGTGGCAGATATATGGCGGAACGAAGGTTTTTTTGTGAAGGCTGCGAAATCTAATTCGATAGCAGCGAGGATTTCGGCGGTCGACCGGCTGCTCACTCGAGTGGTCGACGGTAAGCACGGAGTAGTCCTAGACCCAGAAGACGCACTCCCACTGACTCAAGCGTTAGCCGGGAAATACCGCTATAAGATCAATACGAAAGGTGTGCGGGACGAGAGCCCCGAGAAGTCGCATCCGTGGTCTGATGTCGCTGACGCGTTCCAGTACCTGTGTATGCACGCCGACGGTGGAGAGATGTTTGGGGGAGGGGCAGCGACCGACGAACGCCGAGAGGTCGTGAAGGTGTCCTCTAGGGGCTGGACCTAATCTGTTGACGTGTTAGCAGATTAAAGCTACAGTGTTCATACGTCGCATATGTGAGAATGTTGTTGAATGGAACTAGGCTCCGCTCTTATCCCGGTAGCACGTGCTTCTGATTTAGAAGCACAGGCCAAACGCCAATCTGCTGAAAAGCAGATGACGCCTATGATACAGGGACTGGCTGCGCACGTCCGCAAGCGGTGGGAAGTGATGCGCGACCACAAACGCACGAACGTCGAGGATCGGCTTTCGGTGTGTGTTCGTGCGCGCAACATGGAGTACGAACCCGACAAATTAGCGGAGATTCGTGAGCAAGGCGGCTCAGAAATCTTTATGGGCATCGTCAGTACGAAATGTCGTACAGCTACAGCGTGGCTGCGCGATACTCTGCTGGGCACCGGAGCAGATAAGCCTTGGTCTATATCTCCCACACCGATCCCAGAAGTTCCTCCGCAGGTTGTAGCCAACCTGCAACGCATCATGCAGATGAACCTTCAGCAGTATTACTCTGCGGGTAACGATCCTATCGACCCGATGCAGATGAAAGAGCTTGCTGCGGGTATGAAAGATACCGCCATGCGCGCGATGTCCCACGAAGCTACTAAGCGCGTGGACCGCATGGAGAAGAAAATGGAAGACCAGCTGACCGAAGGCGGCTGGGTCAAAGCTATGTACGAGTTTACGAACGATCTAGCGACGTTCCCGTACGCGGTTTTGAAGGGTCCGATCCCACGTAAACGCAAAGCGATGAAGTACGTTGAGGGCGGCCTTGCCGCTGTAGACGTGCTCCGTGACGAGTGGGAACGCGTTGATCCATATAAGTTTTATTGGGCTCCGTGGGGTGATGACATCCAGAACATGCCCATCATGGAGTTACACCATCTAACTCGAGAAGACCTCGAGGCGATGTTGGGTGTTGAGGGTTACGACCAAGACGCAGTCCGCAGCCTGTTGGCTGATTTCGGAGCAGGCGGCATGGAGTGGCTTGAGCACTACGATAGCGAGATGGAGTCCGTCACAGATAAAGACTTCGACCACGCAAGCACGGATGTAATTGCTGCGTTGCAGCTCTGGGATTCGATTCCGGGCAGCCTCCTCGTCGAGTGGGGTATGGACGAAGCAGACATCGAAGACACCGCTAAATCGTACCCGTGCGAAGTTTGGATGGTGGACAACGTCGTTATTAAGGCAGTGCTGAACTACGACCCATTGGGTCGAAAGCCGTACTACATGACGTCGTTCGAGAAAGTTCCCGGCCGTGTAGACGGTAACGGGGTCGCCGACCTGTGTATCGACGCCCAGAATATGTGTAACGCGGCTGCTCGCGCGCTTGCAAACAATATGGGTATCTCCTCCGGTCCGCAGGTCGGTGTGAACGTAAGCCGTCTTCCAGCCGGTGAGGACATCACACAGATGTACCCGTGGAAGATTTGGCAGTTTAAGTCGTCTGAGTACGGCGACGCGTCAGCTCCGATGCAGTTTTTCCAACCTAATTCTAACGCAGGGGAGCTTATGGCCGTGTTCTCGAAGTTCATGGAACTCGCGGACGAGGTATCAGGCATTCCACGTTATATGACAGGGCAGCACGTACCGGGCGCAGGTCGCACGTCGTCTGGCCTCTCCATGTTGATTTCTAACGCAGGCAAGAGCATCAAACAGGTTATCGGCAACGTAGATTACGACGTTATCACGCCTATGCTCGAGCGCCAGTACCAGCGAAACTTGCGGTACTCGGAAGACCCGGATTTGATTGGCGATGTTCAGATTGTTGCACGCGGCGCGATGTCGTTGGTCGTTAAGGAAGCTGAAGCTGTCCGTAAGAATGAGTTCCTCCGTCTTATTCTGGAGAGTCCGGTTGCACAGCAGATTGTTGGACCTGCGGGTACGGCTGAACTCATGCGCGATCTCGCGGGTAATCTTAACACCAACGTTGATCGTCTTGTCCCTAGCCGAGAAGATATTGAGAAACAGCAGCAGCAACAGCAGATGATGCAGCAGCAAATGCAAGAGCAGCAGATGGCTATGCAGCAGGCTGCTAACTTGCAGGAAGACGGCACTCCGATGGGTGGCCGCCAAGACAACACGATTAGCCCGCGTCCAAACGGACGTTAAAGGGTCTATATGTTGACACGTTAACACATATCAGATAGTTTTTTAGTATGATCGACCTTAACAACGCTGACTCGCAGGCAGTACAAGCCCTAAATCGGCTTAGAGAGCCAACAGTGCAAGCGTTTCTACGGTTGATTGAGGCGGAGCTTGACTCTGCCAAGCAGAAGCTCGTGCGAGCGCCCGACATGGTATCTATCCACCGGTTGCAAGGACGTGCAGAAGCATTCGCAGACATACTGACGGCGGTTGAAGAATCGTCCAAGGTAGAAAACCGCGCATACGCGCAAAACACGAGAAGCACACCATAACGGGAACAGCATACCCTCGGGACGCTAGGAACAGAGTTGGTGCTTTAAGGAGAAAAAGATGGCATTGCCAAAACAGGTGCAAGCTCAGCTTGCTGAAGTGGAAGAACTAGAGAAAACGTTGAACGCCCGAGGAAAGCCGGAGAAAAAGAAGGCCGAAAAGCCTGAACTTTCTGAGGTAAAATCCGAGGATACCGAGGCGGAAGTATCAGTCGAAGCGGAAGAAGTTATTGAATCTGTTGAAGTAAAGCCAGCTGACACGTCACCAACGGACGTAGCGGACGACTATGAGCAGAAGTACAAAACCCTACGCGGGAAGTATGATGCTGAAGTCCCTCGCTTGCACCAGCAAGTAAAGGACTTGACGAGTAAAGTAGATGCCTTGCACAAGCAGGCGTCTGAAGCGCTCAAAGTGCCGACGAAGCCGAAGGAGAAAGTCAGTTATGTAACCGATGCAGATCGAGCCGAGTTTGGCGAAGAACTGATTGACGTTCAGCGTCGTGTCGCGAAGGAAGTCTCTCAAGAGTACGAGGGGCGTTTTGAGCAGCAGGAGGCGATTATCGCGGAGCTTCAGAAGCAACTGACGCAAACCGGTAATCAAGTTGGAGAAATGGGTTTCTCTCAGCGGCTGGCACAGCTGGTCCCTGATTTTAGCTCCATCGACAACGATGAACGGTGGGTTGCATGGTTGAATGAGCATGATCCCATGCTCCGAGGCCCGCGACGCGATCAAGCGGCCGCAGCATTCAACGCCGGAGACGCCGAAGCAGTAGCACACTATGTGAAGCTGTGGAAAGAGTCGCTAGCACCAGTTGAAGCTACGGGGCGCACAGTTCGGCAAGCAGAGTTAGAGAAGCAGGTTGCGCCAAATCGTTCCGCGAACTCCGTGGCTACGAAAGCTGTTGGCAAAGAGTCTAAAGTCTACTCAGAGCGAGAGATTAAAGGCGCTTGGGACCGCATTCGCAGTTTGAACACACGAGGTCAAATAGACGATGCGGCCAAACTTGAAGCTGAAATAACGGCTGCCTACCTTGAAGGGCGCGTACGTTAGCACCTGCTAACGCGTAACCAGATAAGGGAAGCGGTTGTTGCAAACCAACTTAAACTAGGAGGCCAAAATGGCTGCTGTATTCCCCACCACTGGTGATTTCACCACAAACCCATCCTACTCCGGCGGGTTCATTCCACAACTGTGGTCTAACAAACTGAACGCTAAGTTCTACGCGAACACCATGATGACTGAGATTGCCAATACCGATTGGGAAGGCGAGATCAAAAACCAAGGTGACTCAATCCGTATCCGTACTGCACCGTCGATCACAATCAACGACTACGCAGGCGCTGGTACAACTCTTGCGTCCGAAGTTCCTGCACCGATCTACACAGACATGCAGATCGACCAAGGTAAATACTTCAGCGTACAGGTCAACGACGTGCTGGCTCACCAAGCCGACATGGACTTGATGAACATGTTCACTGACGACGCTGCTAAGCAGCTGAAAATCGCTATCGAGAACGACTGCTTCTACAAGTGGTTCGTGACTGACGGCGCTGCTGCTGCAAACCAAGGTGCGACCGCTGGTGCACTGTCTGCTGAGTACAACCTCGGCACAGACACGGCTCCAATCGACCAATCCACTCCACGTAACGTGCTTGACGCGATCCTTCGCATGTCAGCTGCTCTCGACGAGCAGAACGTTCCTGAAGATGGCCGCTGGTTGATTATCACACCGTTCGACCGTCAGCTGCTTATGCAAACAGAACTTGCGCAAGCATACTTCACAGGCGACGCGGCCTCTACACTGCGTACCGGCAAAATCGGTATGCTCGACCGCTTCTCTGTTTACGTGTCCAACCTGCTGCCTAAAGGCGCTGCTGGTAAAGGTCTCGTAGCTGGTCAAGCTGCTACAGCAAGCGGTGCGACACTGGCTGACGCGAAAAACCGTCGCTTGATGGTTGCTGGTACGAAAGCGTCTTGCGCATTCGCATCACAAATCGCGAAGACAGAACCACTCCGTAACCAAAACGACTTCGGCGACATCGTCCGCGGTCTCGCGGTCTACGGCCACAAAGTTATTAAGGATGAAGCCTTGGTAACATCAGTAGTTGGTTCCGCTACTTAATAACCTTCGAGGGGGGTTCACGCCCCCCTCACACACCTAACAGGAGGTTACTATGACTGTAGATGAACTGATTAAATCCGTGAGCGCTGAGCTGGTTGCCAACAAGGCTATCGCCCGTGTGAACGACGAACGAGTGGTTGTGGCCCGAGTGGTCGGTGACAAAATGGTTCTTACCGCCGAGGGCGAAGCACTGGCTAACTTAGTTAAGCCTGCGCCCGCACCTAAAGCCGAAGCCCCAAAGCCGAAAACTAAAAAAGCTGCTGCCCCAAGTAAGCCCAAGCGCTAGAGGAGGCTTCAGATGTCTACTGTAAAAGTCATCGACATTATCCAAAACGTCGAACACGTTCTCCAAGACACCAACATCCGGTGGCCTCGTTTGGAGCTCCAGAATTGGATTAATGAGGCGTACCTTGCCATCATCCTTCTGCGGCCTGACGCTAACGCTAAAACCGGAGCGTTTTCGTGTGCTGCGGGTTCTCGCCAGCAGTTGACTGCTCAGTTTGCTTCGGCGCTAAAACTACTAGATGTTACGCGCAATTTGGCAGTTGGTTCTGATAAACGCGCAGTACGCCTAGTGGCTCGTAGCGTCTTAGACGATCAACGCCCCACATGGCACGCCGAACGGGAAGCCACCAGCATTCAACATTTTATGTACGATGCTCGGCAACCTAAAGAATTTTTCGTGTACCCTCCAGCTTCGCAAGACGCGATCCTTGAAGTGGTCTACGCCGACGCAGTTGTAGGCCACGCCTTAGCGGAAGCAGACCTCGATCCAGCCGGAGGTAACACTGAAGCGATCCTACTCGACGACATATATAAGAGCGCAATCACTGATTGGGTCTTGTACCGTGCTTATTCTAAAGACGCGGAGTACGGATCAAACGAGGCTCGGGCAGTTGCGTCGTACAACGCTTTCAACACTGGCATGGGCAACAAAACTCAGGTTGATGCTGCTAGTTCCCCGGCCGCAAGCAGTAAGGTGACTTGATATGGCAAACGTAGACTGGGATGTATTCTACCCATACGTTCAGCCGTACCTCCCCGGCTGCCCTGATGTGGTCATCACTTCACACTTGCAGGAAGCTGCCTCAGATTTTCTGGGACGCAGCGAAGTCTGGCGCTTCGACATTGACCTAGATATTACAGCTCGCAATGAACCTGACTACGAAATAGATGTCCCGCGGGGCACTGTTTTGCATGACGTTTTGTACATGTCCCTCAACGGGGCGGAGCTGCAAAAAGTCTCAGATAAGCACATGAATAGCTCTGTAGTAGAATCCACTTCTAGGCCCAGCTATTTTGCTATGTACCAGAACGACTCTGTTCGACTGTTCCCAACTCCGGATTCGAGCTACCGCCTCAAGGGTGTTGGCATTTTGCGAACTGCGCTGGATGCTTCTGACTTAGAAGAGTGGATTTGGAACAACCACGGGCGTTGTATTTCGTACGGCGCGCTGTCTCGGCTTACAGCTATTCCGGGCAAAGAGTGGTCCAACCCAGAGTTGAGCGTCTATTACCGAAAGATGTTTATGGAAGACGCTGATGTAGCGAAACTGAAAGACTACCGCCGCGTTAATTTGCGGGTCGGTGCCGTAGGTTTTAGCGGCGTGGCGCGAAAGGGGATTAATCGTGGCTGGTAAAATTAAATTAGTCCAAGGCGACACGAAGCCCAACGTCTTAGTTTCTCTCACCGATGAGGAAACCGGCGCTCCCCGTGACATAACAGACTCCACAGTCCGTATGGCATTCAAGGAGCTAGGTTCGTCAGATATTATGTTTACGCTGACGGCGTATCATTTGGCGGGCCGAATTGACGAAGACGGTCTGGAAGACTTGTCCCCTCCTTACGACGTACCGGGGCCGGGCGGCCGCTGTCAGTTCGTTTGGCGACCCGGCGACCTAGACATTCCCGCCGGTGTTTACGCAGGCGAGATTGAAATACAAGATGTCGAAGGTGGAAAGCACACTGTGTACGACGTTTTGAAGTTTAAAGTTCGGGAAGACTTCTAATGATTCGAGCGTCCGTACAAGTACAATTTCTTGTACCTACGGTTCAAACCGATGATAAGGTTCTGGAGGAAAATGTCCTCGTTACCTTTGACGTTCCTGTTTCCGAAGCAAGCTACTTTTACTTAGTTGCGGACACCGAAGAAGACTTCGTAGGCAAGCACCCAGTTCGCTTCGAAGACGTTTTGTCGCCGGACGTTCTGGAGTATATTTTTACCAAGAGCTTAGGCGACGACATCGCTTACGCGGGCGACTCGACTATTGCGTTCGTCAAGAAAGCCTCGGCTGACGAAGCGTCTACAAGCGAGTCTTACCATTTTCAGATCGTAAAAGACATTCAAGACAGTCTCGGGGCAACCGACGATTTCTTGGGCGAAGCTAACATCGACGACGACCAAGTCGCGCTTGTCGTTAAGCCTCGCTACGAGCGCACCTCGGCGGCGGACGACGACACGATTGACTTCGAGAAGAATGTTGTAGACCCCGTAGAGGCGGCGGCGGACGATAACGTTACGGTTGATTTACAGCGCCCGATTGATGACCCCTATACGTCTGGCGACGAGTATGTTTCTCACCTAACTAAGCCTGTGTACGACGACGCTGAATCTGACGACGTTCAGACCGCGCACGTAACTAAGAACCGTGGCGATGATCTTGCTTACGCAGGCGATGCTACGACAGCTTACGTTAAGAAAGTTGCTACAGACGAACCTCTTACATCTGAAGAGACCACTGTAAATATTATCAAGGTCTTCTTCGACCACATTGGCGTAACAGACGATTTCTACGGCGATGCTAACCCTGACGACGATCAGACAATGGACTTTGACAAGAACGTCAACGTCACTGATAGCGACGCAGGCGTGGTAGATGAGCAGACATCTGACGTTAACAAACCGTCGGTCGACGTTGCGGGTCTAGTCGAAAAAGCAGTCTACGAGTTCTCCAAACTATCTGAAGAACAAGTTGCGGGCTTAGACGAAGCAGTCGTTTCTTTCTTGGCAGCACGCGCAGACTTCAGCGTGTTTGACGACTATGTCACTTCCGCCTTTACCAAAGATGTAAAAGAAGACTTAGGCGCGACCGACGACTTTTTAGGCGACGCCAACATCGACGACGACCAGATTGCGATTGTTGTTAAGCCGTTGCACGACAGACCGAAGGTCGGCGAAACCACAACCTACAGTTCTACTAAACCGCGTTTTGACGAAGGTAGTATAACTGACGACGCCCCATATGAGTTAGTAAAGCCCCGCGAAGACGCAGCCGCTACGAGTGACGTCTACGCAGCGCAAGTCGGCAAACCACTCGCGGACAGTGCTGCTGCGGCGGAGGATGTAACCCAAGCGCTCTCTAAACCTCTGGAAGACTCCTCCCAGCTTGCAGAGAAAACGACGCTTGGGTTGCAGACTCCGCGGCTAGATGAAGCGACTACGGACGACCAGCTTACTTCTGCGTTTGTTAAAGACGTCAGTGATAACCTAGGCGCGACGGATGATTTTCTCGGCCAAACAAACATCGACGACGACCAGACGTCACACATTAACCGCCCCGTGGAAGATACGCTTGAGCTCCCGGAAAGAGTTTTAGTTTCTAGCGGCAAAAGCGTCGATGACGCTGCGCACACCGCCGAGGTAGTGAACGCCGAGGTAGTTAAGGCGGCAGAAGACGAGGCCGCGTTTGAAGACGCAGTCGGTCTTTCAGCGGTAAAGCCCATCTCAGACTATTTGGGCGTAACCGACCACCTTTCTATTTCTATAGCAAAGTTCAGAGCCGACGGCCTTCTCGCGCCGGACGAGTCGCTGGTGTATTATTTCCCCTTTGAGGGAATCCCTTCGCAGGAAGACCCCCAAGCCGTTCAGGATCGAACCACTGTAAATAACTGGAAATCGTTCTCCGATTATGGTACTTGTGTCGAAACTGTTTACGCGTTAACATATAAACGACTTAGTGACACATGCGGGCTTAGTAACGAGGCCCATACTTTAACGCTAAGACGCGAGTTGACTGAATCTGTACACGTACAGAACAGCGGCTTCGTCGTTATGACAGATTACTGCGACAGCAGTTACTTTGCCGAACCTTTTGTCGGAGTTGGGCGTGAAATTACATAGGAGTCCCTAATGTTACATAATTCAAATGTCGGCTCTAAGGGTGAGCTAACTATCCTGTTGCGTAAGGCTTCAGGTGAAAACGAAGTTTATGAGTTCAAAAACCTTGCGGTAAACACAGGTTTGAACTTCATCGTGTCTCGTATGAAAGAGGGCTCCGATGGAGTGATGTCTCATATGAGCTTGGGCGAGGGCACAACTGCTGCGGACCTAGGAGACACTACACTCGAGGCGGAAATCGCAGGTAGTCGTGTGGGCCTAACTTCTACAGAGGTTACAGCGAATACTATCACATACGTTGCCACGTTCGATCCGGGCGTTGGAACAGGCGCAGTTACTGAGTCTGGTATCTTCAACGATGCCACATCTGGCACGATGTTGTGCCGGACTGTTTTCCCCGTTGTTAACAAGCAGCCGGGCGACAGCATGACGGTAAACTGGACTGTAACGATCTCGAACGCATAAACACCTAGGCGTTTAGTGAGGAGGTACTCATGGCAGATTTGACATTACGACAAGCTCTTGAGCGCCCCCTCACGAACGCCGAGGTCGATTCTAATTTTGAGAACCTCAACGGGGAAAAGTTAGAGCGTACAAACAACTTGTCGGAGTTGACGAGTACAGCGGAAGCCCGGTCCAACTTGGAGCTGGGCTCTGCTGCGTTGAGGGATGCTCAAGAGATCGACGACGCTGAGATACTGGCTTTGGTAGGAATCTGATATGGCACTTAATTTTGAAACCTTCAGAGCGACAATCCAGCAGAAACTGGATAACTCTACTGATACCAAAGAGCTCCTGCTGATTAGTAAAGCAATCGAGTCAGTGATTGATAACGTCGCGCTGGACGAGATTCAAGGCGAAGTACTACTAGCCATAAGCGAGCGAGAGCTGACGCAAGCTGCTCGGAATCTGGCGGAGACGTACAGAGACTTATCGCTGACTTACAAAAACCAAGCGGCGAACAGCCAAGCTGCTGCGGCAGCTAGCGAAACCGCGGCTTCCAACAGCGAGAGTGCGGCACAGACTGCACAAAACCTTGCCGAAGTCGCGCAAAATCTCTCCGAGGTGGCTCAAGGTCATTCTGAAACAGCACAGGCTGCGTCAGAAACTGCGCGCAACGCGTCTCAGGCAGCTCAAGCGGCTGCGGAAACAGCGGAGCAAAACGCCGAGACCGCTGAGAGCGGGGCTTCTAGCCAACGCAGTGCAGCGCAAACCGCTAAAACCCAAGCTCAAACAGCGCAAGCCGCGGCAGAAGCGGCACAGCTCGCAGCTGAACTAGCGCGCGCGACGACTGAGAGTGTATTTGACCAGTTTGGGGACCAGTATTTGGGCCCGAAATCAACGAACCCGACAACCGACAACGACGGCGACGCGCTTAATTCCGGTGATATTTACTGGAACACCAGCACAAATACGTTGCGTTTCTATGATGGATCGCAGTGGGTTGCCCCAGAAACAATCGCTACGACAGAAGCTGCTAACGCGTTAGCAAGTCGTCAAGCGGCCGCAGCAAGTCAATCTGCGGCGGCAAGTAGCGAAGCGAACGCCTATACCTACATGCAGAACGCAGATAGTTATATGGATAGCGCGTTGGCAAGTAAGAACGCCGCGCGTGCAAGTGAACTAGACGCGGAAGCGGCGCAGACATCTGCGTCTAATAGTGCTTCGAACGCTCTAAGTTCTAAAAACGCTGCCGCAAGTAGTGCGTCAGCGAGCTCAAACAGCGCAAGTCAATCAGCAAACTCCGCCTCTCAGAGTGCCGCGAGCGCTAGTGCAGCTGCCACATCAGAAAGCAACGCGGCAGCGAGCGAGAACAATGCGGACAACTACAAAGTCGCAGCGCAATCAGCTCAAACCGCAGCGGAAGCTGCACAAGCCCAAGCCCAAGCGTTAGCGGATTCAATCGACTCCGAAACGTTGAACGGCAAAATTGATGACAACGAAGTCTTAATCTTAGCAGAGGTGTTCTAAAATGACTGTCGATATTTCTACCTTTACTAGCACACTTCAGAATAAACTGAACAATGCTAGCTCACTACCGGAGAAAGACCTTCTCCTCCTAACAAAGACGCTTGAGTCGTTCAGCAGTGTTTACGACATGAAGGACATGGCGACGGCTATCTCTCAGGTCAACACTTATGTAAATACTGAGCTCGCCGACAACGCTGTGGCCGTTGATGCAGCGCTTGCTGCTGCGCTTGCTAATATCTCTGAACCTATACTTCACTCGAATAACCCAACTTACAACACATCGGCATCGAACTTGGGCCAACTCTGGTTCAACACCACCACTGGCGAAGCGTGGTACTACGCCGGTGCGGGCATACAGGGCACACATAAGTGGTTCGGCTTCGGGGCTTCTGCTGGCGAGCAACTCGCCAAGACAATCGGTACAACCTACGCTTTAGGAGCCAATGTGAGCAACAACACTTCAGCCACAAAGACTTATACAGTGCCCGCTGGCGTAACTTCGATGGCAGCGGTCTTAGTCGGTTCAGGCGGTTCTGGGAATTATAGCTGGGCTAACTCCGCAGGCGGCGGTGCTGCGTTGGCGTGGGCGAACTTCGAGGTGACACCCGGAGAAGTGCTAACACTTACAATACCGGGCAGATCGACCGGCACTAACCAAGGTAGACCCACTATCCTAGAATCCAACTCGCGTGGTGAGCTTTTCCGAGCGCAAGGTGGGCAGCATAGCGGTGCATCACGTAACACTAGCTACGGTAATCCAGTCGCAGGTGCGATCACTCCGGGCAACATAGACAGCGGTCGCGGCGGTTTGACATCTCAAAACGGTTACGGCGGCGGCGGCGGCGCAGGCGGTTACACAGGCAGCGGTGGTAACGGTTCTTACGGTAACACTCGGTGGAACTCCAACCCCTTTAACGACTCCCAAAACGGCACAGGCGGCGCAGGCGGTGGTTCATCAGGTTATGAATCATCTACTTACGGCCACGCGGGCGCAGGCGGGGTCGGTCTTTATGGCGAAGGTGAGAGCGGGCAAGGTCAAACGGGAAACCAAGGCAATGATTTCAGCAGTCAGTACCAAGGTAAGGGCGGCTCCGGCGGTTTCGATGGTGGGCCAAGCAACAACAGCTCCTCAACTGTTGTAGGCGGCGCGAATACAGGTCTGGACCCATACACCATTTACCACGGTGAAGGCGGAGCCTACGGCGGTGGCGGCGCGGGCGGCGGTACATCTGTA